CCTACAAATAGGATTTAACATGGCTAATTTTTCTACTGATGCAAATTTAACATTTTACCAACCTGATATTTTAAGTTTTGGTATAGCAAGTTTTACAACACCTAACGATTACCACGCACAAGCTAGACTAGATATTGAACGAGATTTAAGAATTAAATGGTTTCCAGTTTATCAAAGAAATGTACAAGAAGATATTAGTGTTCTTGATTCTATTGAAATGGACGGAACTAAATTAACAGATTCACAATGGAGAAGATGCTCAGTTTATAAAGTGATAGCTGATTATGCTTGTCCATTACTTACTAAATTTAATAGTGCTGATAACTTAGACAGATTTCAAGTAATGATGAATCATTATAGAGTCTTATATGAAAAAGAATTTACTGATATTTTAAGAGATGGTGTTGAATATGATGATGACAGTTCAGGAACAGTAACCAATTCAGAAAAAGAAGCATATCATAGATTAAGATTAATAAGATGAAAATTACTGTTAGCGACAATGCTTTACAAGTTGCTAAAAACTTTGAAAAACAAGTTAGAGAACAACCATTAATAGTTAAAAAAGCATTAGGTAGAACTGCTGAATTTTTAATCTATTTAATTAAAACCAAAACACTTAAAGGTATTGATGCTGATGGTAACGCATTTGTTCAATATACTCCTGAATATAAAAAATTTAGAGAACAAGCTGGTAAGCAAGTAACTAAACCTGATCTATATTTTGAAGGAAATATGTTAGGCAATATAATCCAAAAATCTTATCCTAAATATGCAGAAATCTTTTTTGCTAGTAAATTTCAAAATACTAAAGCATTGGGTAACCAAAAGAAAAGAAAATTCTTTGCTATTGGCAGTAGAGATGTTAATTCAATAATGAATGTATTTAAAAAGGAATTTTTTAATTTAAGCAAAATATGAGCAAAAGAGAATCAATAGCTAATAATATTATAACTGTTTTAGATGCAGTTACATCTCCTATTGAACTTAAAAAGATTACTAGAGAACCATTTTCAGTTGATGAATTATCTGAACAACAATATCCAGCAGTATTTATTCAATCAGGAAATGAAGTAAGAACAGATGAAACTATGACATCTACTACTGTTACAAGACAAGCTATTGCTGATTTTGTAATTGTAGGATTTGTCAAAGGCACAGATACTAATATTGATACAAAGAGAAATGAACTTATCTCTACCATTGAAACCGCACTAGAATCTGATAGAAGCAGAGGTGGATACGCAAAAAGAACCGAAATCGTAGAAGTTACTACTGATGAAGGTACTTTGTTTCCAATCGGTGGAATCAGGGTAGTGGTACGAGTTATGTATCAATATACTGCTGGAACACCTTAACAACTAACAACGGAGAAACCAAATGGCAACACATACAGGCTCAGAAGGTACTATCAAAATTGGAAATGATGTATTAGGAGAACTAAGATCATTTTCATTAGAGAGTACTGCTGAAACTATTGAAGATACATCAATGGGAGATACAAGCAGAACATATAAAGTAGGATTGAAAAGTTTTACTGGTACTGCTTCTATTTTCTTTGATGAAACTGATACAGCACAAGGAAACTTAGATGCTGGTGCAGAAATAACTTTAAATGTATATCCTGAAGGTGCTTCAAGTGGCGATACTTACTACACAGGTAGTGCAATCGTTACTGGAAGAACAATCAATTCATCTTTTGATGGAATGGTTGAAATGGAAATATCATTTCAAGGAAATGGTGCATTAACTGAAAGCACAGTTTAATTTATAAGGAGAAGGTTAAAACATGAGTGTAATAGATAGAGTTAAAGAACATTTTGAATCACAAGGGGTTAAGAAAATTGAAGTTGCCGAATGGGGCGAGGAAGGACAACCTCTAGTGATTTATTCAAAACCATTTAATCTTGGAGAAAAACGAGGATTATTTAAAAATGCAAAGAATGATGATTTAGGAGTTCTTGTAGATGTAATAGTTCTTAAAGCTAAAGATAAAGATGGTAATAAAATATTTAAGTTAGATGATAAATTAACATTACTTAATTCAGCCGATCCTGAAGTTATTGCTAGAGTAGCACAACAGATGTTAAATAGTATAACTTATGAGGAAGCCGAAAAAAAGTAAGAACTGACTCAGAGTTATTTTCTGTACTAGCTTTGGGACATGAATTAAAAAAAAGTATGGAAGAAATATTATTAATGACTAATGAGGAATTTACTTATTGGATAGCTTATTTTAAGTTGAAGGCAGAAAAAGAGAAAACTTATGGATCAACAGTTAAAAATTCGCCTAGACGCAATAGATAATACTCTTAAATCATTTAAAAATTTACAAACTAATTTAAAAAATACCAAAGTAGAAACAGATAAAACTGTTCAAGGATTTCTTACTTTAAAAAATGTTTTATATACTGCTGTTGCTGTTGTAATTGGTAGAGTAGCACAGCAAATAGTTAGATTAACTTCTAATTATCAAGATTTAAGAACTTCATTAAATTTAGTTGCTGGTTCAGCAGAAAAAGGTGCTGAAACATTATCATATCTTACTAATCTTTCAAGAAATACAACTTTATCTACTAAAGATTTAGCAGATGCTTTTACTATTTTAGCTACATCAGGAGTAAAACAAACAGATCAATTATTTAATACTTTAATAGATACATTTTCTGCAACAGGAAAAAGAGTAGAAGTTTTAAATTCATTAGTAACTTTATTTGCCAAAGGAACACAAGGTGGATTAGGATTACAAACAATACAAAATTTAATTAAACAAGGTATTCCTGTTTGGGATATTTTAGAGAAACAAATTGGTATTACCAAAGATACTTTTTCTAGTTTTGCAGAAACTTATTCAGGATCAAGACAAATTTTAACCGCTTTACAAAAAGGTTTGGAAGAATCTTTTTCAGGTGCAACAGTTCAACGAGCGAACGATTTATCTGTATCTTTATCAAGAATAGGAAAAGAATATGACAAATCATTAAGACAAATAGGAGAACAGGGTTTATCTGATGCTTTTAAAGAATTATCTGATGCTTTTGCTAATCTAAATGAACAAGGAAAACCATTTTTAGAGTTTTTAGGAGATTTAGGTGCATTTGTTGTTAGATCAGGTGCAAGTATATTAAATTTCTTTTCTAGTTTAAGTAAAAAATTATCAGAAGTAAGAAAAGAAGCAGTACAAATAGAAGATATAAACTTACAAGATTTTTTAAGTACTCAATATGGAGTTAATAATCAACCTAGTTTAAAAGTTCCAGTACAAACAAAAAATGAAGGTTTGCAAGAAACATTAGATATTTATGAAGATATACTTGATGGAATAGAAGATGAAGTTAAACAAACTGAAAAATTAATTGATTATCAAGAAGTATTAAATAAAATCTTTCAACAAAATGATGTTGCTATTAGGAACTTTAATAATCAATTTGGATCAACAGAAGATATAGCTAAATCTGTTACAACTATTCTAAATAAAGGTATAGAAGGTTTATCTCAAAATTTAGCAGAAGCAATTGTTCTTGGAAAATCATTAACAGATACATTTAGAAATTTAGCACAAAGTGTATTAGTTATTATTTTAAAACAAACCATTGAACTTATTGCTAGAGAAGCATTAGCATATTTTTGGAAAACACTTCAAACAAGTGAATTATGGAAACAATATGGTTTAGAAAAACTTATTACAAAAGAAAAAGAAGCACAAGCAAGAGCAAAAGGCTCATCAGGCGGTGGTGGAGATTTTGTTTCTACTGCATTTAATGTAGCAAGATCAATATTTGGTTTTGCTGAAGGTGGATCAGTTAAAGCTGGAGAACCAATTACAGTAGGCGAAAGAGGTAGAGAAGTATTTATGCCAAAAACTGATGGTACTATAATTCCACATGAAAAACTTGGTGGTGCAACTAATATTAATTTTAGTATAACAGCAACAGATGTTAGAGGTGTTAAAGAATTATTGATTGATAATAGAGCAACAATCACTAATATAGTTAATCAAGCATTAAACTCAAGAGGCAAACCAGCATTAGTATAATATGAGTGGACAATTTCCTACATCTCCAGCACCAAGTTCAGTAGCAATAACATCAGAACAAATGACTATTGTTAGCACAACAACTTCAGGAAGGAGACAAGCTAGACAAATTGATGGTCAAAAATTTAAACTAACTGCAAGATTTCCAGTTATGACAAGAGCAGAATTCGCACCTATCAAAGCCTTTATAATGAAACAAAGATCACAATTAAATTCATTTACTTTTATTCCACCAACTGTTTCAGATGCACAAGGATCAGCAAGTGGAACTATCTCAGTTAATGGTGCTTTAACTGCTGGAACTACCACAGCTACCATAGATGGCATGGCAACATCAACTAATGGAATATTAAAAGCTGGAGATTATTTTAGATTCACAGGACAATCAAAAGTTTATATGGCTGTTGCAGATTTAAACTCTGATGGTTCAGGAGAAGGCACATTAACTTTTGAACCACCATTAAGAGCAAATGTAGCAGATAACAATGTTCTAGTTTATGATAATGTAGATTTTACTGTTGGATTAACTGGAGATGTCCAAGAATACACAATAGGTACTTCTAATTATTTTCAATATGAAATTGATTTAATTGAGGTACTATAATGACAAGAACATTATCTACTTCATTAAAAAATGAATTAGCTACAAATAAATTAAACCCAATAGATTTAGTTTATATTGGTGTAGAAAATGGTTATTATTTTACAGATCATTTTAAAGATATAACTTTTAATACTAATACTTATCAATCATCATCATTATATCTTGGTGCTTCAGATGTTAATGAATCTTCTGAAGTTTCTGTAAGCAATTTAGTAGTTAAATTTACTGGTGCTAATCAAACTATTATAAGTTTGTTTTTAAATAATGAATACATGGAAAAACCAGCACATGTATATAGAGGTTTTTTAGATGACAATTCAACTTTAATTACTGATCCTTTTTTATTATTTGAGGGAAGAATAGAAAACTTATCAATAGAAGAAGATGAAACATCATCACAAGTTAATATTTCTATTGCATCTCATTGGGCTGACTTTGATAAAATTAAAGGAAGAAAAACAAATACAAACTCACAGAAAATAC